TCGTCAATTGAAAGTCCAACCGAAGCCAATTTTTCAGCAATGGTTGGTTGTGGGTCGTCAATTGCGACATGTGCTGCGACTGCCGCTTCCAATTGTGCTTTTGTCACTTTATCGCTGACGGCAGAAATTGTGTGTTCGCCGTTGATCGTTTCCATGTTTAACCCGCCAGCATTTAATTCTTGATCTAACTGGGCAAGGTTGATTTTTTTTGTTGTTTTAACCATTAGCACACCACCTGAAATCTAGGATAGACACGAGATGTGTCTCCAATAAGTTGCGCAGTACCTGCATTAACTTTCCATTCCCAGTCAAAATTGTATGATGTTCCAGCGGTTAAACCCGTAATCACGAAGGTTGCAGTAGGAAAAACAACCGTTCCCATGTAACTGTTGTCATACACTGTCATTCCGTACGTAGTACCTGAACCACAACTGACGCGCCAGTCAGTGTTTGTCACGCTGGAATTTGTAAGCATGCCAGTGCAAACCGCGACGGCGGTCGTTCCCGTTGGCGTTGCAGTGATTCTCAAATTTGTTGAATCAATGGCGACAAATGTTGTTGATGTTGTTGTCTTGTTTGCGTTTGTTGTCATGGTTTTGCCGTACGCCGCCGCGCCTGCTGCTGGTGTTGCCCATTTCAAACCTGTCGCTGTTGATGAGTCTGCCGTCAGGACTGTGTTGTTTGCGCCAACACCAAGTCGCGCGTCCACTGTTGTGAAGGTAAATAAATCACCTTTCGTTGTCAATGGTGTCACGTCAGCAGTTGTTGTCCACTCTGGGACGCCCCCACCTGATACCGCCAAAACCTGACCCGCAGTGCCAATTGGCAAACGTGTGTTGGTGTTTGCAGTTGCTGAAGAATAAGCAAGATCGCCCAGCGTCGTGCCTGGTTGCAATGCCTTCAACCGCGTGTCAACGCCTTGCAATGCAACGTCAAAATCGGCTGGAAGATCGGTGACCAGGTCACTCGACGTTGGAAGAACAAAACCGTAATTCGTCGTTGGATTTGCCATGTGTGTTTCTCCTTTTCTACGCCACTATTGTGGCATTTGCCCAGTCTAAAGTCGGCGACACGCTTGACCAGGTTTCGGTGATCGGTACGTCGTTCCAGCGCATTGCCTGCAATGAGTATGCCAGCGGTGACAACAACAATGTGACACTCAAACGGTTATAGGCGGCTTGAAATGACCAACCTTCGACAAATCCCTGAAACGTACCCGAATTCATGTTGAGTGGCAGATTGTTCAGGGCAATTGCTTCACCCATGAAAATGTTGATCAGGTTGTCACGGTCGCCGTTGTCCATTTCGGGGTTGGTCAAGTCAAACGTGATTTCGCTAAAAATTGGCTGCGGTTGGGCGCGTAGGGACAAATAAAAATTTGCCTGGGCAGTTGCGTCAGATGCATTGTGCAACGTTGTTTCAATGATTTGCGCAAGCGTGCCGTATTGGGCAATAGACGCCGCGTCAGTGGCAGAACGTTCGCTGCTGCTGGTTGCGTCAAATTTGATTGTCAAGGAGTTGCGAACGTCGCCCACACGGGTTTCAATGCGCAAACCTGCTGCGCGTGCTTGATTTGCGTCAAGGTCAACATAACCATTTGCTGAAAGATAAGTTGTGCGGTGCGTACTGTCTGCATAACCAATGCGACCCTGGGCGTCCTCATAAATGTAACCCAGCCCCGAAGTTGCCAACGCTGAAACCAGTGAATAAACGTCGGTTCGTTCGCTTGAACGCGCCGCTAATTCATAATTGCCAGGGGTGTCGATTTCGCCCAAACCATTGTTTTCTGCATTTGCCCAGGTTGTCGTTGGGTCGTAAGTCGCCCAAGTCAATGACCCTGGCACTTCAGCCCATGAACCAAACAAAACCTGACTCAAAATTGTTTCGATTTGATTGCCGTCAAAATCCTTTGACAAAACGCCGTTTGTCAACGCTTTCGGCAAACGTGCCAATGCGCCCAATGCGGTGATCGAATACGTCTGCGTAAACATGGTCGAACCAACATCGCGCACTTCCAAACCAATGTCGACGACATTGCCGCCAAAAATGGCAACAAATGTTCCTGATGTATCTTTGACCGAAACACCGATTGTTGAATTGATGTTGACTGGGATTGCGGTTTGACTCACGTCTAGCAGCTGAAGATTGACATAACCCGCTTGTGCTTGTTCATAAATGTTTGTGCGACCGCTGCGAATTGTAAGATTTGCCAAAATTGCGTCGGTGTATTCCACCCCGTCAATTTCAACCAACCAAATGGGTGACCATTGCGTCATGCTATTTGCAGGTTAGTTGCGCCGCCTGTGCCGCGATAGTAGGAATTGTTTAAGGTTTCAACGATTGTGCGGGCAGTGCCTTCCTTGTCAAATGCACCCGTTACGGTCAGGTTGATCGTCGTACCCATTGAAGCCGCTTCAGCCTGACGGAATGAACCAGCATTGAAAGTGCCTGAAACAACGTTCGTCGCAGCGGCAGCAGTTGCAGCAACCTTCGCGGCAGTTGAAACACCGCCACCGCTTGACGTTGTCGCCCCGCCCCCTGAAGGTGCAGAAATTGTCGGGATTGTTGGCACTGCCGTTGAAACCGTTGGTGTCTTAATTGACGGGACGCTGACCGTCGGTGTTGAAATCTTTGATACGTTTGGCAAAAATGGAATTGCATTGTAGGCAGAAATCAGGGCATTGATTCCAGCAACCGCCCCGGAAATCAAACCGTTCAAAATCTTGACTACACCCGCAATAACGTCAATAACGCCGCCTGCAATTTTGCCTGCAACCTGTAACGCCCCGCCCAGTACCGTGCCGATCACTGGTGCAAGATAGGTTGCAATGTAACCGCCAAATTCTTTGAATGTGTCTAGGTTGTCACCAATTGCGTTTTTGACGTACGAAAACGCCTTTATTAAACCGTTGATGATTGGTGTGAAAACGCTGGTGATGATGTTGCCCAATGTTGTGATCGTGCCACCAAGTCCGCTGCCGTCCAGGCTAAATGCTTTTGAAAATGCGTTGATTGCTGGCAATGCGTTTTGATTGATGAAGTTGATTACTTTTTCAAGAATAGGCAACAACGCAAAACCAATTGTTTCTTTTGCTTCATTAAACGCAACCTGCATGCGGGCGATTCTTCCCGCGTAGGTATCAGCATTACGCGCAGCAGCCCCACCAAATAAATCTGAAAGGCGACCCTGAACCGCTGTGAAATCCATTGTTTTCAATTCAGCAGCTGAAAGTCCAATGCCCAATTTGCCCAGGGCTGCGGTGTTTCCGTCGTACGCCTTGCCCAATGCGTTGGCAACTGTTTCCAGCGGTTTGCCTGTTGCGGTCGATACGTCCAGCGCGGTTGAAAGTAAATCTTGCGCTTTTGTTATGTCGCCCGTCGATCTAACCAAACGACCAAGTGCAGGGCGCAGTTGATCGTCAGCAACACCCGTGGCAAGTGACATTTGAAGAATCGATTGTTCAGTTGCCGCAATTTGTGCCGTTGTCGCGCCCGTAGCGTTTTCCAACGCCAACGCCAACTGTGTCTGTGCCTTTTCATCTTCAATGGCGGCTTTGACGCCTTCAACGCCGATTTTGATTGCGTAAGCACCAGCGGCAGCAGCGGCAGCGGCAAACGCCGCGCCAACCATTTTGCCAACCTTGCCCATTTTGTCGCCGAAGGTTTCAACGTCAGCTGACGCGGTTTTCAGCGATTTGTTCAGATTGTCAACGTCACCAAGTATCGAAAGTTTAAGGGTGCGACTGCCAGCCATTAGTCAAACTCCTTCACTACCTTGACGAATGCGTTTTCCCAACGCTTGACGATTTCAGGCTGGATTCTGCGCAATGTTGGATAGATAAACCAGCCGCGTGAACCGCGACCTTCACGACCTGACCACACTGGAAATTGCTTTTTTGTGTTCGAACCGAATTCGTTACCCGCCCACAACTGTTGCGTTGTGCCGCCGCCTGAAAACTTTTGCGCTGCAAATCCATAACTGATCTCACCAATTTTGGAAGATTTGGAAACCTTTGCACCTGTGGCAATTCGCACTTTTGCAGTCTGATTGGTGTTGCTGGTCGCCGCTGCGTCAATGACGCTTGATCGAACATAGTCAGCCAATTCGCTGCTGATCGCTTTTGCCTGGTTGGTTGCTTCTTCGTCCATTGCCTTGAATGAACGGGTTATGGCGCGCAATTCTGCTTTGTCATAACTGATTGCGTCAGTTGCCATTTGCCCGCCTTTCCAAGATTTCAATAATTGTCAGAATGTCCTCGGCACTTTCAAATTCATTTGGAGATAGCCCCGTTGCTAGGGCTATCTCCCAAACGATTCGACTTAGGCTTCCGACGGGGTGGCTTTTGGGTTTGCTTCACCGACGATCACTTCGGAAATGGTTTCCGTCCATGCTTCGATTGGCTTGACTGGTTTCCCAGCGGCTTCGCGCTTCATGGCGTGATAGGCAAGGAATACCAAATCGGAAATTCCGATTTTTTCCTGCGCCTGGGCAATGGTGTGACCCGTGTGCTTCTCCCACTTCACCCACTCAGGCGGTGCCGCCGTGTAGGTGATTTGGTCGCCGTTGTTGTATTCAATTGTGATTGGTAACTTCATTTTGTCTCCCGATTGTTAATTCTTAGCTGAATGTCTCAGTAGGTGTTCCTACTACGACAAATGATAGGTCAACCGTTTGCGCGTCAGGTGCTGACCCGCCGACTGCTGGAAATACTGGCATTACGTTGAATGCAAAAACTGCACCTGAAACCGCAGTCAATGAAACAGCCAATGTTGTGTTTGGTGCTGATTCGCAGGCTGACCATAGTGCTTCGCACAATGAACCTGTTGCGCCCCAGTCTGCCAGCATTGAAACGTCAAATGTCCACTGATCGTCCAAATGCTTGTAAGCCTTGCCGTCAAGTGTTTGGTAAGTCTCAATTGTTGGTGAGTTTGCAAGTGTCGCACTGGTCGCCTGTGCGTCGTAGTTCGTGGACGCGATCGTCAGTGTTAGATCGCGACCCGTGATGATCGTTGTTGCCACGTTTTCTCCTTAGGTTGTTTGCGTGTAGTACGTTGAAACGTTGATGTCAGCAACCAACATGGGCGACTGACCCACTTCAAGAACGGTTGGCTTTTCGATCTGACCTACAACGTATCCCGCAGGCATTGCCGCGAGAATTCCCATGATTAGTTTTTCCAGGTTATCCAATGAACCTGCGTTGCTATTTGAAGCAACAATTGCGGTGATTGCAAAATTGATCTTGACCTTTGTTGAAGCCTTTCCAATAAGCACAACTTCCATGTAAGGCGAATCGGGCACGACCACAATGGCGGGTGGAATCGGTGCTTCGGGAACGCTTGAATAGCAGGTTGCCGATAACGCGCTGAAGGCGTTGGCTAGGGCTGCGCGGGTTTCTGAAACGGCATTGGCTGGCACTTATTGAACGACCGTTTCAACGTCCAGGTATGGCATAAGTAAAGTCGAAACACGATTGGTCAGGCTTCGACCCATGCGGTAAGGCGTTGAAGTGAAATCCACGCCTTCGATCTGACCGCCTGCGGCAACGCGTGACTGGAACACTTCGACGCTGACTGCCAAAATTGCTGATTCAATTGGTGCGCTGGTTGCGTACAAATCAGCTGCTGAATAGCCCTGAAGTGTTGCCGTGCCCATTGGAATGATCTCGCGCAATGTGACATTTGATGAAGTCAATGCAGCGGTGAACGAATAAGGCGTTGCGGTAACGACTGTGTGTGTTGCGGTGAACGGTGCTGGCAACCCAGTCACAATGACTGATTGACCTGCAACGAAATGATGATTTCTTTCGGTGTAAAAATAAGCGACATTTGATTCCAGTTTGTACGACTGAATTGCTGAAGTGTTTGCAACCAACATGGGCAAAATGACGGCTTCAGCGGTGTTGATAATTTCGTCCAGGTAACTATCGGAATAAAGTGAAACGGACACGCCAAGCACTGTTCGCAATTGACTGGCGGTGACAATGGCTGGCATGTCCGTTTCCTTTCGATCGGCTGCGGCGAGATCGGGAGAACCCGCCGCATGATTAGTTTGTGGCGATTACGCCTTATTCACACCAAATGCGCCTGCGGCGATCTTTGTCGCGCATGCACCGAATGAATAAACACCAACGGTGATTGAACCGTCAGCGGTTGATTCTGCACGCAACTGGTATGAAGTTCCCTCGTACCATGTGTATGCGTCAGGGTTGATGATCATGATTGAATCGTCAATGTCTGTTGTTGCAGATGTGTTTGCAGTGACATAAAGATCAAGACCAGCAACGCGTCCACGAAGTGAACCAGGTGTTGCAAGTCCTGGCTGATTCATTGGATTTGTCACTTCGTTGTAGATCGGACGACCTGAATCGTTCAATGACATGATGTTTGACCACTGTGATGTGTTCACCAAAATGTTGCGTGCAAATGGATTTGCAAGACCAGCAGTTGCGGCATAAACGCTTGCTGAACCGCGTGCTACAACACCAAGCAATTCAGCTGCTGTTGGGTATGTTGTAACTGTTGTGCCGTCAGCAGTTGCGCCTGCAACAAGTGCGTCGTTGACGTACTTATCCTGCGCTTTAGCCATAGCCGCGACCATGTTTCTCAATAACTCATCATAAAATAATGGGCTTGTGCGGGTCAGCAACTCAACTGAAAATTTTTGTTGCCCTGCAAATTTCTTGACGTCCACTGATAGGAACGCACTGTTTTGGTCTGTCTCTGAAAATGCCGCGTCCTCGGCTACAACTGCAACTGTTGGTGCAACTGTGATCTTTGGAATTTCAAAAGTCATTCCAGCGTCAGGCAATGTGCCGCGTGAAATCGCGTCAATGCTTGGGCGGATTGTTGTTGATAGTCCGTTGATAACTTCAGTCAACTGACGTGTTGGAACAAGTCCTGCGTTGTCTGTTGTGTTATCAGCTGCGAGAACGTACTGACGCGCTGCTTCGTCACCTGTTGCAGCAAGAACCTTGTTTTCAAGATACTTTGAAGCAGTGATTTCAATGCGTGGTGTTGCCTTCCAGCCGCCGACCTTTTGTGCGGCTGCGGTTACTGACTGCGCGGCTTCTACCGTCTCAACGGCTTCCGCTTGTGTGACGGTGTTGTCCACTTCGTCTCCTTCGTTTGTTGTTGTTTCTTCCGTTTCAATTGTTGAATCGGAAACTTCGGTGTTTTCTTCTTCTTCCGTTGCGGCTACGGTTTCAACGCGGGCTGATCGAATCGCAGGTTCGCTAGTTAATGCAACGCCTGTCAACTCACCCATAAGAATGCGAACCGTGCCGTCTTTAAGTGTTTCGTATTCGTCAAATGAAACTTCAACGCTGAAACCGTCGCGCAAACCTTCTTGCGCTTCAACTAATGCGTCATTGCCCGCAGTTGTCTCAGCGATTTTGAATGTTGCGTCAATGCCTTTGTCATTTGATTCAATTGAAAGTGTTTTGCCAATTCGACGTGTACGGTCATGTTCAAGATTTAACAAAACGGGTGTTGGTTCGATCGAACCCGCAGCAAATTGAACCTTGCCAATTGAAGCGTTGCCAGTTTCCTCAAACGTCACAATGCGACCAGTGATTGTGCGACTGTTTGAATCTGCCGCCGTGATTTGCATTGGTGTGATTACTTTTTTCATAGCAGCATGTCCTCTTCTTCGCGTATTTCGTCGATCGACATTGCGCCGATACGATTTAAGATTTCATAAACCTGTGCGCGCTCGTAAGGATTTCCACGAAGGAAGTCGTCTAAATCGAACGACACTTTTGACCCAGCAGGGGTGAAATCCGTAAAACTCAAACGTTGTTCAATGATTGACATGTAATTTCGGAATGCAAAATCAACTAGGTCGCGACGCTTATCAAGTGCGTTTGAATAAGTAAATGATGATTGTTGTGAATCTGTAAAGTATGCAGGCAAACCGCATGCACGCGATAATTCAAGTGCAACATAATTGCGCGCTTCGTTCAGCTGAAGATTCTTCGGGTCATAACCCAATGTTTCAAGCGTCACGTCTGCATTCAAAAACGCCGTTGACTTATTTGCACGCGCGGTGCGCCATGCAGTCAGCAACTTTGAAACGCGATCTGCTGGAAGTGATGTGCCATTTGATTTCAAAACCATTTGTGGGATTGGTTCAACCGCAAAATTCATTGCTGCGCGTTCAAGTGCAGCCGCAGCCTTGATCGTACGACCTGCGCGGCTAAGCAAACCTTCTTGCGTGCCCTGGAAAACAACCAGGTTTGCAGGGTCAACATAAGCACCGTCAATTTGATAGGACTGGATTTCATAACCCATTCCAGTCGTTTGAATTGTTACGCGTTCAGGTGCAATGCGTTCCATTGCGCGAATTTTGCCAGTGTCTGCATAACGTTCCATAACGTACGCATAAGCCGACGGAAAGAAAAACAAGTCTGAAATAATCCATGACCAAAATGTTGCGCCTGGAATTCGTGGGTCAGGTTGATTGATCACACGCGGTTGTGAAACCTTTTCGCCTGTTGCTTCATTGCGTGTGTGCATTGGAAGTGACGCAACGGTTTGAATGATTCCCAATGCGCGGGCGCATGTTGGAACGCTCATTGCTTCGGCACGCGAAGCCGTTATCACGCCGCCGAATAGAAATAGATTTCCTACTTCACTGTAGTACGGCGCAATTGCAGCTGCGTCCACGTTGCTGGCTTCGACTGGAACGGCAGCCTTAACCTTCGGCGTGAATAAATCAAAATAACCCATGACCAAATTGTGTCAGGGTTTTACCTTCAACCAACCATGATGTCAAGATCATTCTCTGGGCGTGTCGCAAAATGCGTCGCAAGTGCAACCGCGACCGCACCGCAAACAACCGACTGTGAAGCCCGTCGTCCAATGACCCACCCGCCGTCACCGCGACGCAATTGCACCGCCGCCAATACTTCTTCGGACAATTGTGCCTGACCCCTATGTTTTAACCGACCGCTATTGATCGCAGACAACATTTCGTCGCACGACTGCGGATAAACGCCGTCCATGTCGAAAATGGGAATGCCAGCAGGTGCAAGGCGTGCGGCTACGGCTGCGCTGGTTTTGCGACTGTAAAGGACGTATTCCGTCGGGTACTTCCGCGCATAATCTGCCAGGTCGTTGGCAATTGCCTTGTCGTCCAGTTGAAGATCGTTTTGCCAGGTGTGCAGTAACTTCACAACGAATTCTTCTCCGCCGATTTTTTGCGCGCCCACCAAACTGGCATGACGTCTATCGGGCGAAAGATCGATCGCAAGCCAGGTCAATTTGTCAATGTCCAAGTCAGCTGATTTGTCCAGGCAATTGCCCCAACTCGCAGCGTCCACTGCGCTATTGATCGCCACAACCCAGCGGCACAACACTTCCGTCATGACCACGTCAGGCGGGTCGTTCAAAACGCTTTTGATGTTGTCGGCGTGAATCAGTGTGCCCATTGACGGATTTGAATGCCGTGCATTTTCAACGCTGATTTCGTCGGTCGGTGCTGACCATTCAAAATAGCCAATGTCGTCGTCAACGCCTGCAATGGAAGCCAGGGCACGATCGCGAAATTGATTCAACACCACGCTGGAAGAATCGCCCGCGTTTGTGTACGCCATGACCATGGGGTTTTGCGCCGCCATGAGTGTGTATCGCAGCGAAGCAAATGATTCAATGTCGGTCATTTCGCGCAATTCGTCCAGGTGAATGGTTGACGGGCGCGAAACACCACGGGCAGCCGAACCGCCAGCACGCACGATAAACCGATTGCCTGTAAGGGTTTCGATTTCTTCACCACCATGTTGCCAACGAATCTTCTTGACCTGTTTTGCCAGCGAATCATTTTTTTCAATGATCTGAACCATTGCCCTGAATTGTTCCAGTGACGTTGACAAGCGGTGTGCCGAACCAATTTGCAGGTTTTCGTCCCATAGGAACAACCCGCCCAAAATCCTGATCAGCTGAAGGAACGATTTTCCATTCTGACGTGCAACCACAATTGTGTTGACTGGGGTTGCCCAACGCCCGTCAGGCTTGACTTTGTGTGTGTGAATAAGCGCGAATTTTTGCCATTCCATAAGATCGATCTTCAAACTGCTGGCAAGGTCGATCAGTTCACCCCCGCGTGAAGGTAAATCATTCAGCGGGGTGTGGATTCGGGGGGTTTGAACCCCAAAAACGGCATTTGTGGGTTCTGTGTCCCTACCCAAAACCGTTTGCAGCCCGTTTAAGCCACTTTCGGTCGGTTGGTGACCTTCCAAGACCTTCTCAGTCATTTTCGTGGCTTTTTGAGTCGTTTGGGGGGAGAATCAAACACAGCTCGCAAGAGGGGCGCATCGGTCGAAGGTAGGGCGCGCGGGGCTACCCGCAGCGAGGAGCTGGCAGCACACATCGGCAGCCACAACCAACATCCTGGGGTGGTGGGAGGGGAAGG